TAAGTTCTACTCCTACGATGGTCGTGTGCAAACGCTTAACTGTGACCTGCGCCGTTTTGTGTTTAGCGACATAAATCAAGAGCAATCACTGCAAGTGTTCTCTGGCACCAGTGAAGGTTTCAATGAGGTCTGGTGGTTCTACTGCTCAGCCAACGCAACGAACATTGACAGGTACGTTATCTATAACTACGTTGAGAAGATTTGGTACTACGGTACTATGTCTCGTACGGCTTGGTTAGATTCTGGCTTGCAGCCGTACCCAATTGCGGCCAACTACTTCCCTAATACGCTGACAGGTAATCTGATTAACCACGAAACGGGTCTAAATGATAATACGACCGGCACCCCTGTTGCGATTGATGCTTACATTAGCTCGTCTGAGTTTGATATTGGTGACGGCCATAACTTTGGTTTTGTGTGGCGTGTCTTACCTGACTTGACTTTTGAGAATGCTACAAGCACCCCCGCTGGCGCATTACCAGCAGTGGCTATGACTTTGTATGGTTTGTCTAATTCTGGTTCTGGTGTAACAAGTACAGCTTCACAACCTGTGGCTAAAAGCAACACATACGTTATCACAGAGCAGTTTACAGGCCAGATATTTACCCGCATGCGCGGTCGCCAGATGATATTTAAGATTAGCTCAAACCAAATCAACACCTGCTGGCAGTTGGGTGCACCTCGTATTGATATTCGTCCTGACGGCAGACGTTAATGACAACACAAAACAGGATCATTAACCCTGCACCACCCAACTTACCGTTGGGCACGGATACGTACGAGCGCCGGTATCAGGATCAGTTTACAAACGTTCTACGTCTGTACTTTAACCAATTACAAAATGCGCTTACAGAGATCACAGGCAATGCAGGTGGTAGGTATTTAGCGTTTCCATACGGGGCGTTTTCGGATTTCACAGATCAGACAGCCACAGTTAACACCGCTACGCTGATGACGTTAGACACCACAGACTTCTCAAACGGGGTGTCGGTTGTTGCTAACTCTAAAATTACTGTGGAATACGCAGGTATATACAACTTGCAATTTAGTGTGCAACTGCAGAACTTGGATAACGCCCCCCAAGACGTATTTATTTGGTTAAAGCAAAACGGCACGGACATTACTGGCTCGACTGGTTTAGTTGGCCTGCCTGCTAGAAAAAGTGCGGGTGTCCCGTTTCACGACATCAAAGGCTGGAATTACTTCCTGTCCCTGAACGCCAATGACTACGTCCAGATTTACTGGTCAACTACAGATGCGGACGTAACAATCCAAACGTACCCTGCTTCGGGCACGCCAACTAAACCGTCAACTGCCTCTATCGTAGCCACACTTTCATTTGTGTCTGCACTGCCAACATGATATTATCAAACAACCCCCATTTTGAGAGGCAACTATGAGCCTTGCTGTACTAGCCGACCACATGGCATCAAAGGGTCGCGGCCCTGACTCGATGCTTATCCACATGTCCCCACGTGAAGTGCAGGGACTACAAGCGTTGGCCGAGAACCACGGCGGCTCCCTTACTATTAACCCAGAAACTGGTCTCCCTGAAGCTGGCTTCTTGGATAAGTTATTGCCGACTATTATTGGCGTTGGTATTAGTTATTTCTCAGGCGGTACGATTGATCCAAAAACCGCAGCAATGATTGTTGGTGGCGTAGAGACAGCACGTACAGGCGATATTGGCAAAGGCATTAGTGCTGGTCTTGGCGCTTATGGTGGCGCTACTTTGGGCGCTGGTATGGGTGCTACTGGTAGCGAGGCTATTGGTAGCGCTGCCGCTGCTGATACGTATGCGAGTCTTGGAGCTAATGCAATAACGGATTCGCAAGCTATAGCTCAAGGGTTTGGCAGCGCAGAAGAACTGATGCAGTCTAAAGCCGCGCTTGCTGGGCAAGAAGCAACGGCTGCGGCAACCCCATTTGAGAAATTATCCGCAGGCGCAAGTAAAGCCGCGGATAATCCTATGCAGTACCTCAAGGCTAACGCTAAGCCGTTGATGTACGCCGTTGGCCCAGCTATTCTTGCCGCCGCAAGCGCCCAAGAAAACATGCCTAAGACGGTTACTCAACCCGGCATGATTCGCCCCTATTCTTACAACCCATACAGCGGTGGTTTCGTAGGTGGCAACCCATACGAGGCTCAAATGAAGAGCGCCGCCGGTGGCGGTCTGATGGGTATGGCTGCTGGTGGTATGGCGGGCTATGGTGACGGTGACGATGTCCCCAGAAGAACTATCGACGGTATGGCGCAAGGTGGCATGTACGATTTTGCCCAACGCAGTGAGCCTGTTGTGCGCATGGCTGAAGGTGGTATTGCGCGATTTAATACGGGTGGTTACACACAAGAACAAATTAACGCCGCTCTTGCTGCCGAACTAGCCGCACGGCCTAATACGCCACAAGCTTCTCTAACTAATTACGCCAAATCCCAATATGGCTTGACTGACGCGCAAATTAACGCCGCATACGATACGCTTCCCGGATTTAACGCGCAAGGTAAGTTTGACGCTGCCGACTACATGGCAAACTCAAAACCCGGAGTAGTTGATTACCAAATGACTGTAGATGCAGCCAACGCTGCAAATCCATACTCTGCCCAGAACATGGCCAAGGTGGATACAACTAGACCCGGTCAGTACGTCACCGACCCCGCCACAGGTCAACCGGTTGCGCTATCTGCGTACTCTCCCGGCTTTGACATTAACAACCCAGAAACATTACTGCGCTTGGGCGAATTAAGCTCTAGAGGTGGTCAAGATTCTACATCTCTGGCTTTTAACAAAATAGCAACACCAGAGCAAAAAACCAAAGCCGCCGATTTGTGGTCTAAAGAAAAAGCTCGCCTTGATGCGTTGGACGCAACAAAAGGGTTAACTGCTATAAATCAGAACCTTGTAGAAAAGAATCTTACAAACCAAAATATTACAAACCAAAATAAAAACGCAGACGCAAGTGCTGGCCTTCCCGGTCTTATCCCTGCTGGCGCGTCTAACACGTACAAATGGTTTGCAGAGCGCGGTTTAGGGTTTACGCCTATTGATAAAGTGATTGACAATTGGTTTGACCAATACACAGATGACCTTGCCTTACTGCCTCCCGACAAACAAGTAGCGGAGATGAAAGACGCGTTAAATGTATCGGGAATGAACGAAGCCGACCTTGTTAAAGCCACAGGCAAAACAATTAACGACTGGATTCAGACAAAAACTGGAAATATAAACAAAGTTACTTCTACTTACTTACCCGCTGGCGTTAGCGGCGGTTCAGACACAGTCCTCAATGCCAATGGAACAGTTACAACTAAACCTGACCTTACTGGCTTAACAACAAAAACTGTACGCGATACGTACACCCAAGGTGGCGGAAGCTTGGGTTACACCTCTCCAACCTTTGATTCTTTAAAAGCGGTTGAAGATAAATACCCACTTACAGGTGGTTCTAAGCAATCTTATGATTACCTAATGGGTCGGAAAGACTACGACCCCGTACCATACACAAAGACTGGTGAGGTGATGAAGCCTTATGTTGAGTCCGTGTTGGGTAAGAAGCTGCCAACGTCAAGCAAAATGTATTTGTTTGACCCAGAAACTAAGACATACAAGATCAACCCTGACTACGCTATCCCAACGTACGACTCTAAGGGTGTTAAGTCAATGAACTTAACAAACAAAGATGTCACTGCGTACATGGATAAGAACCCGTCTCCGTCTGACTTCTACACTTGGGCTACTAAAAACAATCTAACTGTAGATCAGATTGCTAGTGCAACAGGGCGTCCTATTTCTGAGATCAGTAAGTTATTTACTGGCGCTAAAGAGTTGACCAATGAAGCGGGTGAGATTGACCAGACAAAAGTAGACGAAAAGGCAGCGGCAGATGAGAAAGCCAACTTTGATGCTACTGCCTACTTGAAGGCCAACCAAGACGTAATGGATGAGTTGAACGCTGGCAAAGCTAACTTTGGTACTAAGGAAGATTTAGCCGCCGCTGCGTGGGAGCACTACCAACGATACGGTAAAGCCGGTGGACGTAAATACACTAAGAAAGCCGCTGATGGTGGCTTAATGGCTATGGCCCGTGGCGGCATGGCTCAGCAGTTCAACCTTGGTGACTACTCTGATGGTGGCCGCCTGCTTCGCGGTCCCGGTGATGGCGTGTCTGACTCCATCCCTGCGTCTATTGGTAACAAACGTCCAGCAAGATTGGCCGATGGTGAGTTTGTAGTGCCTGCACGCATCGTGTCTGAGTTAGGTAACGGCTCAACTGAAGCGGGCGCTCGTAAGTTATACGCAATGATGGACCGCGTACAGGCTGCTCGTAGGGGCACTGTAGGTAGAGGCCGAGTGGCTAAGAACAGCCGCGCTGATAAATATCTTCCCGCATAAGGAGCCAAGAAATGGCAACCGAACCAACCCAAGTAACGCAAACGCAATACGGCTTTGCACCCGAAGTTGCGCCTTACGCACAGACACTATTAGGTCAAGCTCAAGCACTGACAGATACGGGCAGCAATCCGTACATGCAGTATCAGGGTGAGCGTACAGCCCAGTTTGCTCCGCTACAACAGCTATCGTTTGAAAACGCTGCAATGATGCGGACTGCGCCTCAGTTGGGGGACGCTACGGCTATGGCGGGCACGGCTGGCCTCGGTGCGTTGAACACAAGTTTTACGTACAATCCGTACGCAAATCAAAAGTTTACAGGGCAGGCTGTCAAAGACTACATGTCTCCGTACATGGAGAATGTTGTTGCACGTCAACAACAAGACGCGGCACGCCAAGCTGCAATCGCCCAACAAGCGCAAGGTGCCCAAGCTGCTCGTTCAGGCGCGTTTGGCGGAAGTGGCGATTATTTGATGCGTTCACAGGGGCGAGCCAACTTAGCTCGCCAACAGGGTGATATTTTTGCCCAAGGCCAACAGCAAGCGTTCCAAAACGCCCAGCAACAATTCAATCAAGCCCAAGGGCAAAACTTAGCCGCCGCACAGTTAAACGCACAACAAGGTCAGTTTGGTGCGGGTCTAGGTCTTCAAGGCTTACAAACAGCGATTACTGGCGCAAATGCTCTTGGCGCTCTTGGTGGTCAACAGTACCAGCAGAACATGGGCATTAACGCACTGCAGAACCAGTACGGCCTGCAGCAGCAAGCCCAGATGCAGAGAGATATTGATACCAAGTATCAAGACTATCTAAACTACCAGAACTACCCATACAAACAGTTGGGCTTCATGTCTGACATTATCCGTGGTGTACCGTTGACCCAGACTGGCTCGTCTGTGTACCAGCAAGCCCCTAGCGCCGTGCAGAACATTGCATCCTTGGGCCTTGGTGCGGCTGGTATTGCCAAAGTTGCTGGCATGGCTGAAGGTGGCACGACTCGCTCTGGTGGCTTGGGCGCATTAGCCCTGAACAACTTGGTCTAAGGAATAATCATGGGAACAGGAATTGACAAGGCTTCCATACTTGCCGATAGATACAGGGACAACCGCGGACAATTAGCAGCCGCGCTGATGGGGCAACCTGTACCAGACCAACAGCTAGACGCTTATAGCGCCCTTCGCGCTATGCAGATACTAAAAGAAACAGATCGCATGGCTATGGCTCAACAAGCTCGTGGGCCATCTGGTGAACAACCTTCTTTGGCTGAATTGGCTGTTACTCCTGAACAACCTATGGGTTTGGCGGGCATGGTCGGTCAGCCAGTCATGGCACAAGCTCAGCAAGCCCAGCCCGCTATGCCCGGCCCTGAGATGCAAGCTGCCTCTGGTGGGTTAGCAGGGATGCCAATGGCTGACGATGACTACGCAGAAGGCGGCATCGTTGCGTTTGCAGCAGGCGGTCGTCCATCCAGCGCTGACTACTTAAAAGAAGCGTTTGCCAATATTCCTAAGCCTGCAACTCTCGAAGAGCGTGAGTCTGGCATGACCGCACAACGCGACTACGTTAACAAGCTATACGGTCCAGATCGCATGGCCCCTTTCCTTGAAGAGATTGCTCAAGAGAAGAAAGAAATAAGCGGTAGAGGTGACAAGAACTTGGGTTACGCGCTGATAGCTGCGGCTCAAGGCATTGTGTCTGATCCCAACTTAGCCCGCGCTACAGGCAAGGCTATGGGCGCGTTTGGCGCTGAGATGCAGAAGTTTGAGAAAGAAGACCGAGAAGCCAAGCGTGCTTTGCGCCAGTCTGAAATGACTCTGGCGGCTGCACAACAGGCACGGAATGATGGCAAAGTAGACAAGGCCGTTTCTCTGTTTGACAAGTACGACACGCAGAGGCAGAACGCTGCCAAGATGTTGGCTGAAGTCAACATGAAAGGCGCTGAAATTGAGAAAGGCATGGAGGTCGCTAGACTCCAAGCTGGCGTCGCCCGCGAAGGTCATCAGGTGCAACGTGAAGGCCAGAACAAGCCCGGTGAGGTTGAGCGCGTTATGGCTACAGCGGCTGAGATTCGCAAGACTCAAGGACCGGAAGCTGCTGATGCGTATATGCAACAGTACCGCGACGCCAACGAAGCCCGCGTAGGTATTCGCTATACAGGCCCCGATAAATCTCAAGAACGTGCTCTTGCTATTGAGAAGTTGGTGGACTCTGACAAAGAAGGTCAAATGCTCAAACTACGACGTTCTGGGTTAGCTGGTAAAAAAGACGCGAAATCAATAAAAGATATGGCTGACATTGACACAAGGTTAGAAGAAATTCGCAAAGATAAAGGCAAAAATGTATCTGCAAACGTAGGTACAACAGTGGTTACGCCAGATACGCCTGTAGGCGGTGGTCGTACGCCTAACGCCGCAGCAATTTCCGCACTTAGAGCTGACCCCGGTAAACGGGCTGAGTTTGATGCATACTATGGACCGGGTTCAGCAGCAAGAGTACTAGGAAAATAAAATGGCTAATTTTTTCGAACAGTTTGATACTGCGAAAGAAAAAGAGCCGTCTGAAAACTTCTTCGCCCAGTTTGAGAAACAGCCAGAGGAAACAAGCAATCCTCTAAAAGGCACTGCCGCTCGTGCGGTTGAACTAGGTGCTAGCGGGGTTGAAGCGTACTCAAGAGTAGCTAAACCCTTTGGCGTTATTGACGAAGCTATAAATAAGGCTACCCCGTTCCTCGGGATGCTTAATATGGCGCGTCGAAGCATACAAGGTAAAGAAGGTCTTGAAAAAGAAAACAAAGCCCTTGATTCCATGCAAGACTGGGCTAACAGTTCACGAGATTACGCTAAAGACATCGGGTACACGCCAAGCACCAAACTTAGTGACATACCAGCTAACCCACTTAATTTAGTTCCTTTTATAGCGGAACGAATTATTACGTCAGTGCCTGACATGGTAGCTGCGGTGACAATGCCTAAAGCGTATGTTGCTGCACGAACTAACGAAATCCTTAACGAGCGTTTAAAGAACGACGAGAAAACAATTGAGCAGGCCACAGTTGGAGATGTTGCTGCAGCCGCAACCGGCGCTGTAATTGAAACCAGCCTTGAAAGATTTGCCACAAAAGGTTTATTTAAAGGCGCAACTCCGGGCAAAACAGCAGCTTCTAGAATTGGGGCTCAAGTTGGTATCCAATCCGGGACTGAAGCACTTGAAGAGGGCGCATCTAACATAGCGGGCTCTGCTGGAACTAAACGCGGAGTTGATTACGAAGAGCTTGGCACAGCCATGCTTGAGGGCGCTATAGTTGGTGGTGGCTTTGGTGGAACTATTCAAGGGGTTAAAGAAGGCGTTGATCGTTACCTCAAGGGCGACGAAAAGAAAACTGGCAAGTCAGTTTTAGACCGACTCACGGAGGAAGAAGATGTTGGACAAGTTATCAACCGAACAGGTGGAGAAGGCGCTGGAGTGGCTGGCGAGTCCGGTGCAGGAGGCCCCGGCAGCGGACTTACTGGGGCTGAATCAACAAGAGTGGTTTCTACTGGACCGGATGCTACTGCAATTGATGAAGGAACGCGACAGCAGCCCGGTACATTAGACAACTTCCAAGAAGCCTATAACAGTCTTCGTCAAGAGATTGTTCCGCTTCTAGGTGGCGGCATACAGACGCCAGAGAAAACCGCGCAAATCAAAATGGCTATGCGCGATCTAGAGAATTTAGTTGACGATCACGCTGCTGTTCTAAAGGACCCAAAGTTAATTGACCAACTGAAAAACCCAATGTTTGACGGCTCCAGTATTGTTGGAGCTTTAGCGGCGCAGGATCAATCTGGCGAAGCTAGAGGCATGCAGGGTGACATGTTTGGTACGATAAAGCGTACGGCTCAAATGGCCCGTGATGCCATGGCTATGGCGGGCAATGATGTCAATAAAGCCATTGCCAATCTACAAGCTACTAAGCAACGCTACATAGCCAAATTAGAATCTGGTGGCTACGACGAGAACTGGGCCATATCACAAGCGGGCGACGGAATGACCGCAGGCGAAGCAGTTAAATCTCGTCAGCAATTAGCCGAACAGCACGTAGCCAGATTGTCTGAGCAAATAGACCAAGCTGTTGCGCAATTACAACGCCAACCTAAAGCTATGCAGGGTGACCTGTTTGGTCAGCAAGACGAAAGCGATGTTGACAAGTTGATGAGCGCCCTTGAGGGTAAGCCGCAGCGTAAAACTAAAGATGAGCGTGACATGTTTGGCGCTGAAGCTGTAAGCGAGGAAGAGACGCCCGCTACGCCCGCTGAGCCCATTCAATACGACCAGAAAGGTGAGCCAATAAAGGCTCCCGACATTAGCACTGAGCACGTAGCACAGACATCTGAAGGTGCGCAGGTCAAAGACTTCTTTGATGTTATTCAGCCTGCTGCAGAAACACCAACGGAGCAGGAACGCCATAGCAGTTCTAAAAACGTTGCAGCTAAGACTATGCTGCAGTACGACATCGCCGCACCGGGTGAAGGCACAAGTCTTGGCGCTAGAACCATGCTCAAGTACCTGTCTGCTCGTGTCGGCGGGATGGACTCGTTCCGTGCTTTGATAGATGCACTTCGCCGTGCATCACCTGAAGAACAAGGTCGCCTGTACACTAAGGCAGGGCTCCCTGACCTCACGACCCGCCGTGGCGTTGAGCAGTTTAGTGATGAAGTACGCGAGTACACAAGCCAACTGTCTGGCAAAGAAGTTGGCGTAGGGATGCCTAAGTCTGGTGTGTATACAGAACGTATCACTACTGGTACGGCAGTAACACAAAAGTTTGGCAAAACACCAGAAGGCAAGCCACGTCGCCCCAGTCAAGGTGTGACGGAGAACGAACATGTGGTTGCAGATGCCAAACTACGCGGTGCGCTGTTGGCTATTAAGCAGGCATTTAATGCTGGTGTAAAGATGTCACCACAGATGTCTGCGGCTATGACTTATCTAAACAACCTAAACCGCAAGACGTTTGGTGAAGCTATGTCTGCCTTGGCGTACGACTTAGCGTACTACGAAGTAGACCCTAAATACTTTAACGCCAACTATGGTTACTTTGGCGAAGGTGGACGTTACGCCAATAACTTCCGTGACTGGATCAAGCAAAACTTATCTGAGGGCACGTTAGCTACTCTTGATGAGATGGTCGCAGAACACAAAAGAACACATGAAGCCAACCTTGCTTATACTAAAGCAGTAACGGACTATCACGAGTCTCTTAAGCGGTACGAAGAGAAGCTCTCTAAAGAAGCCAAAGAACGGGCTACGATTGAGCAAAAGAAAAATGAACGCAAGCTCAAACGCATATCTGAGCGTCTAACCGAAACTACTACTGGGGAGGGTGAAGCCACCCCCGATGTGGAAGTGTCGACTAAGAACCTGCCGACAATCCAGATGTTGACTGAACTGCACCCAGACATGGTTCGCATGCTGGAGGCTGGCGATACACGCGGAGCACTAGACCTAATGGTGCAGATGAAGGGCAACCCGTACTACTCGGAGTTGGCTCAGCGCCTGCTTGATACCAACTTTACGGCTCAGACTCGCATAGTTGATGCAGACACAATGGAGTCGCTAAACAACGACCCTAACATTGCCAAGTCCCTGCAAGAACGTATTGATGGTTTGCGTGACGTAATTACCGCAATCTACCCAGTTGAGCAACAGGGCACGCTGATTGCTGAACTACGCTCTGGCAAATTACGTAACGTGTTGTCTACGCTGGCACAAGTTGAAGCGTCTATGGATCAGATGAATGCGTCTGAATCTAACAAGCAGGTGCTTCAGAGTCTTATTGATCTGGTCAACACGCAATACACATGGAGCGGCAAGTATGACCCAGCGACTGACTCTATTGTTATGCGCCGCGGTGTTGGCAAGCTGACCAACCACTTGTTGCTGCACGAGACTATTCACGCAGCCGCATCTCATTTACTTGACAACCCAGAGCGACTAACCGGCTTTCAACGCCAAGGCTACGATCGTCTGATGGAGCTGTATGAGTACTCTAAGACACAACTACAGCAAGAAGGCGCTGACACTGGCGCTATCTACGGACTCAAAGACCTGCACGAGTTTGTGTCTGAAGCTCTGACAAACCCAGTATTCCAAGCAAGACTACGCGGCTTCCGCTACAAGTCAGCGCCTTACTCATTGCAGAACCGCTTTACAGACGCTATCCGTAGGCTCTTCAACGTAAAGAAGGGTTACGAAAGCAACGTCATGGCTGAAGCCATGCTTGCTGCTGATGCAATGATGGCGGGCACAATGTCCGTCGAGGGCATGACAGTAACTACTGGCCCAAAAGCTATGGCTACTGGGAAAAGAAAACCCAAGATCATGCCAGTGGGTATGCCAAACCAGCCATCGACTATACGTCGTTGGATGCAGGCGCGTAATTGGAACCAAATAAAACGCGAGTTTAGAAACATGGACGCCGCGCTTCGCCCCGCCTTCTTAGGTGTGTTGACGCTTCGCCAGATTGATGACTTGGTTGCTGGTCGTATTCCGCAGATCACAAACTTCATTCGCGTGACCGAGGACTTCCTTGCCCGCAAGAGTAATATCCTTGAGGAGTCTGCAAAGATTTCCCGTCGTTGGGAACTTTTGCAATCCAAAGACCCTGACATGTCCCGTAAATTAGGCGCAGTCATGCACTCCGCAACTATTGCCGAAGTCGACCCAGATAAGGCTAACACTGCCCAACGTAATGCGAATGTGCAGTTAATGCTGGATTGGAATGCCCTAGACCCAGAGGCCAAAGCTATTTACCGCGACGTGCGTAACTTCTTCCAACGCCGCTATGCTAACTACAAGCGCCTAATGAATCAACGTATCATTCAAATGCGCCAGCTTGGTGTGTCTGAAGCAACGATACTTGAGATTCGTAATGAGTTTGAGAAGGGCGCACTCAAAGGTCCTTACTTCCCATTGATGCGTCATGGCCGTTTTTGGTATCAGATTGGTCGCGGTGCTAGTCGTGAATACTACATGTTTGAGTCCCAAGGCGCGCGCGATGCTCACATAGAAGAACGCCTAGAACGTGACCCGTATTTATCGCAAACTATTGGTGAAAAAATTGGTAACGACTACGCCAAGCAGATGGACTTCCACGCACAGCAGTCAGCTTTCTTGAAGGAAGTCTTTGCTGCCGTAGACAGCGCTAACTTTGCGGGGTTATCACCCACAGCCGCAGATGCCCGCAAAAAAGAGTTAAAGGACAGCTTCTATCAGACGTTCTTACAGAACCAGCCTGACCGAAGCATGCGTAATCAGTTTATCCACCGCAACAGCATTGAAGGTTTTTCGCAGGACGCCTTGCGTAACTTTGCCAACACGTCCTTCAACATGGCGTATCAGTTGGCCCGCTTTGAGTACTCACCTGAGATGTTCTCTCAGATGGACGCTGCCCGCTCGCAAGTCAAACGCCGTACACCCGCTGGTGCAAGCTATGACCCAGTGCTGGCCGCTGAAAACGATACATTAAATGATTTTATTAAAGAGACTGAGCTTCGCTTAAATGCCATGCTCAACCCGCCTGATGATGGCGCATTTGTTAGCTACTTCTCAAACATTGGCTTTATCTATTACCTAACGTCTGTAGCATCTGCAGTGACCAACGTCTTGGGCGGCATGATGATTGGAGTGCCTACACTTGTAGGTCAACAAATTAGGGCAAACCCTAATATGAGTTACACCCGCGCAGTTGCCAACGTCATGGGGCAGGTGTCTAAAACTATTGGGCAGATTGGGCTTACAGGCTTTGGCATTGAGACCGGTGGGCGTATCCGCGACTCCCGTTTATTGACTCCGTCTTTACAGCGCTCAAACTCACTGACTAGGGCAGAGCAAGCTGCATACAAACGCTTTGTAGCCGACGGCCTAATCGACATTACGGCTGCGTACGACCAATCGGGTCTGGCTTCCAAGCCAACTGAAGATTACTCTGGCATCCCAAACAAGTCAATGCAAGTAATTTCATTCTTGTTTCATCATGCTGAGCGTATGAACCGCGAAGTAGTAGCCATGTCTTCGTTCCGTGCGGCCATGGAGAAACGCGCTAACTATCCAAACCAACAACAGGCGTTTGCTGAAGCAATTGCTGAGGCTAAGGATATTACCCACCGGTCTATGTTTGATTACTCTGCATCAAACAAGCCACGTTACATGCAACATCCGGTTGCTCGTGTGATCTTGCAGTTCAAACAGTTCCCACAGCAGATGACGTTCTTCTTAGCACGCAACGCATACAACTCGTTTAAAGGTTTGACTAAAGCCGATCGACGCGAAGCACGTGCACGTTTTGTTGGGATCATGGGTACAGCCGGTATTCTGTCAGGAGTAACTGGTCTCTGGGGTTTCTCAACCGTTGCGGCCATTATTGAAGCAGTATTTAACTTTGGTTTAGACTCAGACGATGAAGATCGCCTAGATTTTGAACTTGAGTTTATGAATTGGGCAGTTAACACCCTTGGCAAGGAAGCTGGCATGCTACTTGGCCGCGGTGCATTCAATGCTCTGGGCTACGACTTTGCAAGCAAGCTCAAGTTAGATGGCATGTGGATTCCAGATATGCGTCAGAATACAGATGCTGAGACCGCACTCAACGACTCAATTACTAAAGCTCTTGGTCCATTTGTTGGTATTTTACAACAGGGTGCACGTGCGTACACTTTGTTTAAAACCGGCTACGGTGATCGCGCTCTTGAGGCCATGATGCCTGCGTTTATTCGTCAGCCATTAGTGGCTTACCGCTACAGCAAAGAGGGCGCGACTAACATGGCGGGCGACAAGATCGTTGACGAGTTCAGCCCGTTCGATCTGGCCATGCAATCGCTAGGCTTCCGTACATCTGAACTAGCTGAACGCCAGTACTTTAATATCACAAAGAAGGGTCAGGCTGAAGGCATCACTAAGAAACGCACGGAAGCGCTGAACCTGTTTGGTCTAAACTTCATGACCAATGATTCTGATGGTGTGGAGAAAGCTTTAGATCAGATCATAAAGTTTAACGAAAAGCACCCAACTGATGCTATAGATGTAGACGGCATCATAAGTTCTATTGAGAAGAAGATGGAGAAGTCTGCTAAGACCGACCAAGGTCTGTACATTGACGACAAACTACGTCATATCGTGACGCAAGACTATGTGGACAAGTTAAAGAAGGATTCCAAGCCCGCTGAGAAGAAGGCTAACTACTTTGAGCAGTTCCAATAAAAAGAGCCCCGCTGTTTAGGCGGGGCTAATCCATCAAGGAGGAGAGTGCAACTGCATGTTGCCATCACATTGTACGTCGGGTTCGCCAAACGCGCAATCCCCTTATCCCGTCCTCTATCACTAATTTAACAATTACCGCATAGCCAAGGCGGTTCATCTTGCCTTCTATGCGTTCCCTAGCCTTGGTATCGTCCAAGCATGGTACAAAGAACGAGCTGCCAACAGTGAACTCCTGCCAGTTCAGCTCGTAATTTATCCCCTCAATTCGCATCGCCCGCTACGTTTGTGTCAGGCTCGACACCAAGCAGGTCAGCATCAAACTCCAAGGCTACGACAGGGGGCGCACTAATTTCCGTGCCCACGTCCAGACGGGTACGCACTTCTGCAATGAATGCGCCTGTACTATTAAGCCCGGACAGCAAGTCCGTAAAGGTGATCTGCTTGGCGGCGCAGTAATCTTTAAGCGCCTGACGGACAATGAATATCTTCTTGGTGTCTGGCTCGTAGCGTACGATCAACGCACCACGGGGTAGCAGAAGAGGCGCAGCCGCTATGCCCGCCTTGGACGTACTGTACTTGTTGACCACAAGGATGTTGAGGTTGTGCTTCAGTAAAAACTCGCCAACTACGGTAGCGTAGTCGTTGAAGTTCAAGCGCACAGAGCCCTGCATAGACTTGATCTCCTCAACCGACCAGTCAAACACACGCTTGTAGTTGATGCTATGCAGGCCCAGCTTGTGGGCAAACATCCCGCCCGCTAGGTTGGACGCGGCCATGCCCGACCAGAAGCGCTCACGTGTCTCAATGTTAACTGCCTTGTCCAGCTTGATCTGTAGCTTGAGAGCTGTGTCTACGCACTCCTCTTGGTTCTGTACTAGGAACTGCGCGTACCTGCCGCCCGCATGACCGTAGTTACTCTGCAGTCTACCAAAGATTTGCTTAGCGGTTGCCTTGTCTAGGTTGTTGGTCGGGTCAATGCGGTACTGCATCAGACGCATAAGCTCACCTTCAGCGGTGGACTTCAAGGACTCAAGTTTGTCAGTCATACTGGCGTTAGACGTAGCCACCATCATGGTCGCCCAATAGCCTTGGGATTCCCGCTCCTCATTGGTGGACGACTTCATCCTACGGCGGGGTGCGCCTTGCGTTACGCTATACGCTAAGTCCGAGAAGTCATCGCCACTCATCTTGGTGATCTCGTCCACACCCAAGGGTAGATTGCACATCACAGCCATGCGGTGAAGCTTGACGTTTAACGTATCGCGCCACTGGATCATCAGCTCATCGGGGTGACCCCATACACTGTTCATCACCTGCAGAATGGTGGACTTGCCTGTGCCAGAGCGGTTGTTAATTAGGTTAATAATGCCGCCCTTGATGCCCATAAACTTAATCAAAGGTGCGCCAAACGCAGTGAATACGGCAAACGCATGTGGCTCGAAGCCGGGCATGTCATATACGTTGATAATCTCTTTCCACTCATCAAACGAGCCCATAGGACGAAGCGCATGCGCTACATCACGGGTGGCCTTAGACGGTGGGCTATAGCGTATGTAGTCTGCGCCAATCTCGCGGTCACCCAGAATAAACTTCCGGTCATCGTCAGCCCAGCCTAATTGTTGTCTCATCATTTCAACCTCTTGTGTTATTTGTAGTTCTTTTGCACATTGCACCAGATAGTCGAGAATCAATAGCATCTGTGTCTGCAGGGCAATCACGCCATGGAACGACAGCGCCTTGCGAAGCTCGTCTTTGCTCAGCGCTTCGACCAACGTCAGTGAGAATTCCTTAACGCCATCACGTGGCAGGGACAACCTAATCAGCACTGTCTCTCCTTGGCCGGGATCGAACAAACGCTTGGTCACAAACAGGTCGTACTCATAGACAAGGGCTACGCTTGCATCGCCCTCCTCGTCCTCCTTCATGTGCTTGTAGATACCGCCCGTCTTGCCACGGAAGTAGCGGTTAGGTAGCTTGGGGACAATGAACGCTGGCACTGGCTCAGCTTGCCCATCCTCTTGCACGGCAAACTCGATGACCGTACCTTCAGCGGCCTTGGCAATCTCGTGGCCCAAAACAATCGGCGATTTAAACTTGCCCTTGTGGGGACAGTTGTTACAGATATTCGGTGCTAGAGAATCAAATGTCTCGCAAGTGTAGGGGCCCTTGACCGTATCGGCCTTGGCCTCGGTTCTTTGTGGGTCGTACTTGTCATGCAGCTTGGAGATGATGTGTATAGCCTTGTTGCCGTCTACACAGAACTTGGCGATGGACAGCCCCGCCCGCCAGAGGGGTTCCTCGATGTCATTCTGGTTCTCCATGATGTTGCGCAACTGCTCGCAACCATTGCCCGCTAGGGTCTTATCGAAGATGACCTTGAAGCGAGACTGACGGTTACCCATTAGTGCGCGTGTTAACTCATCTAACTGTGCTGGCTTATGGATTGGCTTGGGCGGAGCTATTGGCCCCATGAGCTTGGCGAAGTCTTCAAACGAAATGGGCGCGGTCTCATTCATCAACGTGACGGGCAGCTTACCCTTGAAGTTGATAGTGTTGGGAATACGCAACACTCGTGCAGCATCCGCTGGCACAGCAGGGTCACCAATAAATTTGTGCTTGGCGCACAGCGCCTTAAATGTCTCGGCAACAGGCTGCCACTTAGTTCTTTCAACTGCCTCAGTCAGCGGCCAGTAGACATGCCAGCCACGCCCCGAATCTACAATAGTAGGCTTTGGCAAACTTAAGGTCTTGCATAAGTCCTTGAGCGCTTGCATACCCGTGGCTTGATCTACGTAGCCTTTGATACGCCCATATTTATCTGGCGTGGCCTTATCGATGCCGCAGTCGATGTCCAGAAAGAACGCTTGCATCCAACCGCAGTTTTCAGCTTCGCGGTTTTCTTCGGTTACAAATTTGCCTAAGCTGAAATAGACATCACGTCCTTCAGCAACCAGACTCTCAGCTTCTTGCTGTATTTCTTCGAGAGTCTTGTAATGATTTTGTCGCGCACTCTTGCCGTTGAGTAAAGAGAATATGCAGTACCAGCCGTCGTTAGGGGCTACTACCCGTCGTAGCAGTTCAATATCAGCCATGATATTTCCAGACACGTCAATAAAAATGGGGGTAACGGGGGCTGACGGAAACCCCGTTCGCTCCGTCGAGCTAGTTACCCCCGAACCGTTACAGTGAGAAAAGCTCTTGGATTTTCTTCGAGTGACGTGGCCCGGGTGAATGAACACCAACGAACCAGTTGTAAACTGTTTGTTTGCTTACGCTCAACAGTTCCATTACTTCTGTAACAGAAATACTAGAGTCGATACAATGTCGGCCCAACCGAACGCCAATATTTTTCTTATCGGCGCTACGGTTTAGCGTGCGTATCCTATAGCTGTAGCCAATCACGCATCATCTCCCCATTCGTCGACCATAGCGGCTAAGTTCTGTTTGGGTTTTGGGGGCGCGGACTCTTTCTTCTTCTCTGAACGCACAACGGGCTCAGGCATTTCTTCTTCTACAGGCGCAGTCAATGCGGCGGCAGCAGAGCCAGCAGGCGCTACCAACTTAGGCAGTTGGGACTCAGTCTTTTTAGTAAAGTTAAGCTTGCTTGCATTGATAGCAATCATAGACTTGCCCTGCTCTACGCAAGTTGCGTACGTGTCCTTATCCAAGAACTCTGCATTGGTAAACACCAGCTTAGGGAAATCACTGTCAGTATCAAACGTCAGGCGTGTAGTCAGCATGTTCAAGTTGTAGCCTGACTGACCAACGTACTTGGCGTACTGCAGGAACGGCATGTTCTCAACGTTGCCCTGACCGAAGATAGACTTCTGCGGTAGTATCAATTGGTATATATCACCAGCGGTATTGTTGCGCAGGACAACTGCCAAGCGCATAGAAAAGCGACAAGCTGCACGGCCAGCACCGCCAGAGCCTTTAATAGACTTGGGGCACTCCTTGCAATTCTGTCCTTGTGGGTCCTGAACGTCAGCGTCAGGGCGCTCGCCATTGCTCGACCAGCAGTCGGGAATAGATGTTTCATCGGGGTTGTACTCTTGTCCGTAATAGGCTTTCTGCACAGTCTTGGAGCCGTTAACGATGACGACATCCATGTGTGGGTCTGTGTTCTTGGCAATCTCTTTGCCGCCATCTACGAGACGGAAGACACGCCCGCGCAGTGTGATGCGCTTGATGCTACCGCCAGAGGAGGCGAAAGATTTAGTGAAGTCGTCCAACTCGACGTTTTGCAAGTGGGCGGGAAGGTCAGCGCGAAATGTTGTAATGTTACTCATGGTTTTCTCTCAGGTTGATGATTTGCGGCGTACTGTTACCGCATAACGACTATCGACATTCAGACCAGCGGGGTACTCGTCAGGATGTTGCTCTAAAAAATCTTTCATGTTGCCGTTGTGAATGCGCTTCTCGAGCAGTCCAAAGGCTTCATGCTTAGCAATCATTTTATAGACTGCTTCCCAATTAGATGGGTTGTAGCGTTTACGAACGGTACGGATAACCGTAGCGTTGTCTGTAGAAATACTGGTTGCATTTGTGCTGTTCATGACGTCAAGCATTTGGTTCTCAATTTCAGTCATAGCCTGATTGAGCACTGCGTCATCAGCTTCATACACCAACTTAAGTTGCTCTCGCTCCGCTCGTAAAAGGATATACGAGGCGGACAGTTTATCCATGGATTGATTTTCCATATTTTCTCCTTAATGAACTTGTATTGTATGGGCTGTTCTAGACTTTGTCAAGTCTCTACTAGCTCTTTTTTGTATAAATCTACAACTTTTTCGTGGTTTGAAATGTTGCCTTGCAGCATTGCATACAAACGTTTCTCAACAGGACTACCCTCAATGTGTACGATGGTCATCGCGTTACGTTGTCCGGGTCGGTTAATACGAGCATTGGCCTGCAAGTACGTCTCGGTGGACGTAACAGGAGCATACCAAATGATAGTATCAGCGGCGGTTAGGGTAACCCCGTGGGCGGCAGCTTGTGGCTGAATTATTAATACTTTTATATTCTGCTTCTCTTGGAAGTCCTTGAATACAGCAGTGCGTTTATGTACAGGCACGTCACCATGTATCACATCACATGTGATGCCATTCTTACCAAGGTAGTCTTTGAGCAACTCGATGGTGTGGCGGAACGGAACGAACACCAACACTTTGTGGCTAGACTCGTCAATAACTTCTTGTACAACTCGTAGCCTATCGGATACATCAAACTCTATGGTTGCACCGCTGTCTGAGTACACTGCGCCACAAGAAATCTGTAGCAGCTTGTTCATCTTAGCGGCAGCATTGACCGTACTGACCTCCTCGCCCGCCATCTCAAGAAGCATCTGATTCTTCAGCTCCTTGTAGTACTTCTTCTGCGAAGGCGTAAGCGGTGCAATGCGGTTAACGTACGTCACCTCTGGCAAGTCCAAGCACTGCGCTTTCTCGTAACGAATAGCGGGCTGCAACATCTCAAACACCTGCTTCTCTGCGTCTGGGCGTGGCTCCCAACGGAACATCCCAAACTTCTGCATGACTGCCTCGCGGAAGTCACCAAAGAAACGTGGCGCACGGGTAGGTACGCATAGCCTGCCAAGCCCGTAAGCATCGACAGGAGATTGCGCGGCGGGCGTGCCAGTAAGCATCCACATCCAAGTGTCGGGCTTGACAAACTTGTTCATCAACTTCCAACGCTTGGTCTGCACGTTCTTATAGGCGTTTGCCTCGTCAATCACGATGAGGTCAAACCCGCCATGATTCAGCATGTGATCTGCAATGGTGGCTATGCCGTCGTAGTTGATGATGATGAACTCAGCGGGGCCACTGATAATCTTCTCCCGCTTTGTAGCATCACCGTAAGCCACGTCAACTGAACGGTGCACTGCAAACTTAAACAGATCAGCCTGCCACGCAGACTGCATGATTGACAGTGGACAAACAACAAGTACGCGCTTGATGAGGCCCAAAGTTAGCAGATAGTCAGCCGCCCAAATCACTGATGCAGTCTTGCCCGTGCCCTGCTCGTTGAAGCAGAAGGCGCGACGACGTAGTGATAAAAACGATGACGTATCCTTCTGATGGTCAAATGGTTCAAAGCCCATAGGCCGAGGCCACTTGTAGTCACGCTGTATTGGCGATGGCACACCTCTGATGCGCATGTGCGTTAGCTTTTCAGCGTTAGTCCAATCCCATGGCACTGCCACTTCGTACCGCTCTTCACCAAGATCATTAACAATAGAGCTTGTGGGTATGGTCTCGGTGATACGAGCGGGGAAGCGGGTTCTGACCACTAGGGTGCGGTCTTGCAATACTTGCATATTATTTCATTGAGCCATCTGAGTTTCGTTTAAAGGATCGGTTCTTACTAGGTGCTTGAATCTTCACACCGTCTTTATTTGATCCACCTTTAGATAGTGCCTTGACGTGAGCAACATCTTTGCCTTCGCGTCGATCAGCTTTACCGTTGTTGTCTTTATCAGCTCCGGTTTTGTCAATCTTGCGACGGGCACGTTGACGTTCCATGCGCTCGTCAAGTTCTCCTCTAGTCTGTTGTTGGTCATATTCTTTTTTGTATGGGCGGGGTTTGTTCACGTACGGCATTTGAGCCTCCTGTTTTTAAAAGGGCATCATAGTATTTTTTAGGAAATGGGTCCTTCTTATCTAGTAATTTTCTTAGCCACTCAGCGCCGCCAAGATGGTTAAAAATAATGAATTGTCTGTCAGACATTCGCATGTTTCTCCCCACTAGGGGTTCTGGTGGTTTTGGTCTTGGCATTTATTGCAGCCCCTTCTGTTTCTCCAGCAACAATTTAAGCTCTTCCTCTTCTTCTTCCGTGATAGGAACGGCGTCAGCAAAAGCGCCGTTGGCAGCCATCTCTTTGATCTCGGCTACAAAAGCGTCAAGCTCTTCTTGCGTACCATCAAACTCATTCAAGCTGCCTTCAGCAAACACAACCTTAACTTCTACGTCTTTAGTCATGCGTCCCCCAGCTCACGAAAGATGTCGTCTGTAATGTTCCGCACACGCATTAGCACAGATATGGGGTCTGCGTTGTGACGGAACTCTTCAGTAATCTGCATCCGTATCTCGGCGAGCGCAACGTACATTTCTTGCCCTTTAAGGGCGTATAGTAATTTGCGCTCGTCGTCTGGATAGCTAAACTCCAGAACGGCTTTCATCGGCTAGGCGAGGCGTACTCGTTCTTCTCGATGGCTCGGGCCAAGTACCACTGGGCTTTCTTCAAGTCCTCTAGTCCTTGGTTCGTGCCCTTCCTGCCCGCCCTGCTGATGTACTTCACCGCGTTGCCAAGGTGATAGCCCAAACGCTTAGCCTCGATGTAGTCAATCGTCTCGATGCCACCTTCGGTGTAGTGAGCGGGGTTGTTGACTGGATCAGCCAAATCTTTATCTAGAATTGGATGAGCACCGCGCCCCACACCTTGCATCAAGCGTTTCGTCATCAGCTCTTTTATCCTGCCCGACGTTACGTTCGTAACTGAATCTTCGTAGACTGGAATGTCAGGATTCAGTTGCTCCATCATGCTCTTGTTTGAAGTACCTACTAGGGTAACGATCTTAGGTTTCTTCACTGTTGGGTTGCGCAATTTGTGTTGCACGTTGTACACGCTCTGTATAGGAAAGCCTAATTGATCGGCTATGTACCTAGCAGTTGCGTTGGGGTTAGCTGCAATAAACGAACGAATTCTTGCGGCTTTGGTTTTCTTCCTTCTGTTAAGCATTTTTAGCTCCTTGATTATGGTCGCACAATGTGACTGGACACCAGCCACGACAGGTAAAGTTGGGCTTGGGGTTCCATACATCACTCTGTACGGATGCCTCAAGTTGACCAACATCTGACATCCAGTCGGTCCACAGATCGCTCTGCGAGTCGGCTAGATATTCAGTCTTCACAAAGTCATCGGCGAACAGGAACAATAAGCCCGCCTTGACTCTTTTAACTTCGGGAAAGTGTTTGAACAATGCAAGCGAAAGAATCTCAAGTTGTTTGAGATCAGCGTACTGGCTCTTCTTGCCAGTCTTATAGTCAACAGTCAGGGCTGTGTCACCCTGCAAGATAATGATGTCAGCGATACCACGCCACCACACCTTCTTATCAAAGAAGCCACAGGGTTTGAGGTCTACGGTCAAGCCCAGCTTGTTCTCGCATAACTTCCGCCCGGGCATATCTTTCAACGCCTTGATAGCTGGTTCAATGGACGCGTATTTCTCAGGAATAGGGTGATGCTGTTCAACGTATAAGTGAGCTACCTTATGAATCTCGTTGCCAAAGATGATGGCTTCGCCCATCTCCTCCTTGACATCTTTAGCTACCTTGAGGTGGTAGTACTTCTTTGGACACTGTTGGTACAACGCCAAGCTACTGTACGACCATGTGATCGGTTTAGTCATTAACAATCTCCGTAGTTTTGAGCCATGCCTGACTCGCAGTTGAGGGGTAGGTTCTTAGCCCATGAGGGTGGTGTACGCATACATTGTTCAATGTACGCCCGAGCTTCGTCTGCCTCGTCTTGCGGCACAACACAAGCTATCGCATCGTGGACGGTGAGCACGACTCGATAACGCTTTTCAATTTGAATCATCTGTTCTCCGATGATGCAACGGGCAACCGCCTGACAAATATTTTCTGCAACCTTACCGCCATAAATTTTGTTTGATCCTTGGCGTGTTGCGTATGTGAAGTCGCCATTTGGATGGCGCTCCAACTCAGGATAGTTTAGATACAGGCCATTCGGAAGAGCTATGCCCGTGAAGGGTGTTGTTGTCAACAGACCCGCGCGATCAACTTCAACAGGCTTCTGATTGATGATGTGCGTCATCACCATGTTGAGTTGGTTCCACCAGTCAGAGATGCGGTGATTGACATTGCGATACTGCTTGATGATGAAGCGGCATGTATCGTAGTCCAAGTCCTTGCCCATGTTCTTCAACTGCACTTGGAACTTGATAGCGCCCATGCCGTAGCCTGCGCCAAGCACAGTAGTCTTGCCGATGAAGCGTTGCTCAGGTGATACGTTATGTTCGGCGATACCATAAATCATGCAAGCCATATACTTGTACACATCTTTTTGGTGAGCAAACAAATTAAGAATGTCAGTCTGCCCCGCCAGCCATGCCAAGACACGAGCTTCAATCTGTGACGAGTCGCAGTCAATGATGACATGCCCGCGAGGTGCAACGATACAACGTTTAAGCTTGCCACCCTCTGTACCACGGCTAGGCAGGTTTTGTAGGTTGACCTTATCTGAGCCACCCCACCGACCAGTGTGAGCCGCGTAGTATTTCAATGGGATAGGCATACGGCGCAGTGATCCCAAAATGGGACCACGCTTAGCGATGTCGATGAATCGTTCGGTGCGTGTCTCCTCAAGCGTACTCTTTGCACCAAGGCGAGCGGCAACGATAGCCTGCACCGATTCGTTTGGATGTTCAAGCAGGGCTACGAAGTCAGCGTCGCTCTTGGCGAACGCATAGGTCTCCTTACCCGTCGCGGGACTGATCTTTATTGGCGGGTACACGTGATTCGCTATTAACAATTCAGCAAACTTGGCGCTACTGTTAAGAACTTCTTTCGTAATGCCTGAGTCAGTAAACAACTTCTCCTTGCGTTCACGCACGCCATGCAGATGTTCTTCAAGCTTTGCCGTGTCTAACTCAAGCAACGGATCACTGAACATACGGATGGTGATGTCAATAAGTCGCTTCTCTTTGATTGGGAACGTGCCGTTAAGTTCTGCATACAACTTGTAGGTCAGCTCCACATCGTTCTTGCAATACTCGCCATACTGCGCCAACTGATCTTCGGGGAAGTCTTCACGACGCAAACCCTTGGCGTTAATAACCTCTGTACCCTTAGAGCCTAACCCGAAGTGGTTGGCTAATTTTTCAAGGCTGACCGATACGTTAGGACCAAGGACTGCACGAGCCATAGACATAGTATCGAGCCACGCTTTAGGGCGCTGTCCAAAAATCCAAGTCATGATAGACGCATCAAAGATGGCGTTGTGGGCTAACACGAAGTGGTTGCCCCAATCGAACTGAGCAAGCCATTCAGCGGTCTCGTCGTGCGTTCCTGTGAACCATTCCGCAGGCGCATCGTTAACTTTCACGGCTACCCCGATCACTTGGAACTGGTCTCCACGT